CATATTAATATGTGTTTCATGTCTAAAATTAAAATTCATTATACCAGACATAATATCAGGTAAACTAAAGATATCATTATTAAATGAACCTGCACCGGTGAACAGAAATTCTTTACTGTCACTTGTTTTAATATTCCAAGGACTCATTATCTTGATATTAATACATTTATTCGATTTTATTAAACCACCTAACTGTTCATTAGTATGACCATTGATTTTCGTTATATCATCCGCCGAATGCCAATACCAGGATTCATCTGGATTGACTTTTATTAAAAGATCAGTCCAAAGAGGTATTACAAATCCGCTAGTAAAATAACTTTTAAGAGCCGGACAACTTTTTGCTGTTCCAAAAGGTATTTGTAATCCATAGTTACCATCTACTAAATAACTAGGCTTCAAATTTTTAAACCAGTTAGGCGCAAAATTATATGCATTATCTGGTTTAAAAAAATTAAAAGCATGATGAAATCTAGGATCACAATTAAAACTAATTTTGCCTATTGATCTTTTTAAAAAATTAAAGATCATACTCTCTTCCATGAAATAAATTTTGTCTTTGCTTCAAGACCATTAAATGTATTTTGCTTCACAATTTTCTTCACATCTTTACCGGATAACACCATATCATTAATATCTTTTTCTTGTAGTGTTTGGGGCCATATAACTACACTGTATCCTTTATCAATCATACTATTATATAATTTAACCACTTCTTTGTTTCTTGGCTGATTATCAATTATAACTACAAGTTTATCTTTATTTAAATTAAGTTGTTCTAATTTATTAAAAGATGTACCAGTAACAGCGATTGCATTATCCAAAAATAAACTATCCAACGGTCCTTCTGTTACATAGATTGTTTTACTTTTATCCACATTATTAATATTGAATACTTGTATTGCATCATCTTCGATCTTAATAGTCACATATCTAAGTTCTTCACCTCGCAATGCTCTACAAGTAACACCGACTAATTTATCATCACTATCATAGAATGGAATAACCATTCTTGGCTCGTTAGTTTTAAGTCTTTCTTTATACTTTTCGCTCAATTGATTAATTTTTCTAATGTCATCAATATAGTACAAAGTATTAAATTTGGACTTTGGTATTTTTCTATTTGATGCGAATACAACTGCCTCATTATCGTCTGGCAATTTATCCAAACTATCTAATAATTTATCTATAAGTCTACGTTCTTTTGGTTCCTCAGTTTTAAAGAAGGATAGATCAGGTTCCTTATGTGGTTTATTATTTGGAACACCGTCGGAGAATCTTTCGAACACATACTGCTTATATTGTAAACTATCGAACTGCTTTAGAAAAGAACCAAATGCCATACTTGCACCGCAATTATGACACTTATAGAATAGATCATTTTTTACTGCATAAAAATATCCGCGGGCCCTTGATTTTTTCTTTTGAGAGTCTCCGCAAATGGTACATCTAATATTAAAAAGTCTATCATCTTTCTGTTTGAAAAACGGTAAACGATTACTAATTAATCTAAGATATTTCAGGTCAATGAATAATGACATAGTGCCTCCAATGACCCTAATTATAATATAAAACTACATAAGAATCAATACTATTGTATGAATAGTTTAACCAATTCTGAATGACCGAGCAACCAACCAATAACTGCAGCAGCACCTATACTAATGTAAATGCCTTTGTTTTTAAAATCTTCTAATCGATTAAACTTTTTAGATAAACTCTCATGTTGAGTGCTAGCTTCAGCTCGCATAACCTTTAATTCTTCTTTTAAAAGGTCTCTGGTTTTATCAAGACAATCATGCATTTCTCTAACATCAACTTTAAGTTCGTCTATTTTTTCATTTAGATTAAGAACTTTAGTTTCCAAAACCGCAATTCTAGATTGATCCGAATCTGTCATCTGTAATCCTAGCGCCCCAAATGCTGTGGTCATTTGGTTTTCTTTGGTCTACCTTTAGCTGCTGTTTTTGGTGCTGATTTAGAAGCAGGTTTAGCGGCAGGTTTCAGTTCTACTTTAGGCTCTGGTTTAACTTCAGCAACAGGTTCAGGTACTGGAGTTATTTTAGCAAGATATTCATCAGATTTCATAAATTCTACACGAATTTCATCTATAGCTAAAGGTCCCTCAGCCCAGAATTTAAGACCGTCAGCATCTGGATCTCTACCAAGTACTTCTTGATAAAGTTTAGTAATTTGTTCCAATCTAGATTTCATAACATATTCAGGCGATTTTAAAAACTCAGATCTAATATCATCAAGCGTTGCTTGGGAACTAACCCACCAATCAAGTCCATCCTTATCTGGCTCTCTACCTAAAATTGTTTTGTATAGTTCGGTAATATCTTCACGTCTTGTATCTTTGGGCATAATAATCTCCGGTTTATCAAAAAAGCCAAAAAATTCTTTAATAGACTTCCACATCATTTTCTCCTAAACATTGGAACAATTAAGTTCTTTTTATTCTTAGCCTTATATTTATTGGCTGCTTTTACAGATACAGGAGGATCATCTGGAGGCAATCCAGCAATTCCACCTGTTGATGCTGCATTATTGGCTGCGACTTCTTCCTTAAATTGTCTAAATGTTTTCATATACTTGTTATTAGTGAAGTCTGTAACTAATTGTATTTCTTCAGTTAAATTCGTATTAAGTCTTTTAAGATATTGTTTTTCTAAATCTATAGGTTCTTTAGTTGCGTTATAATGTTCTCTAATTAATGCATATGCCGCAGCCATTGATACAAGTTTCTTATTTTCAATAGGAACTTTTTCGATTATTTTCTTTAATCTAAATACTAATCTATGTAAAATACTATAGGCATCTTTTTCTGCAACAGTATTTAATTGAGACATAGGTTTTAATTCTTTACCCTGTTTATCTATTATACCAAGTTTATATGCCTCAGTATTTTCGAATGGAGTTACTAGCAACTGCAATATTCTATATGCTATTAAGGAGTCTACGAATCTTGACATTAAATTGTCCTTAGTACTTTTACTATATCATTATCTATAGGTATGTCTGTATCTTTTATAGTTATTTGTTTACTAACAATAACTTCTAATGGCATATAATTTAAAAATATTAAAAATGTTTTTAGTTGAGACCAAAACTTTTTTTCAATTTTATAAAAAAGCATTTTTGTTGCAGCATCAGGACCGAACAGATTATAGATGATTATAATATGATTGATAATCAACCTTTCCTTTAGACCTTTGCCTAAGGAGTATCGTCTAAATAATCTTTTCAGGTATTTAAATCTTTTTAGGTCATCGTTAAATTCACTAATACCAGAGCAATGTGGATTTTCGTAATGCTTTATTGCATACATTATAAAATTATCTTCATTCAATTCATTATTCATGGATAAATTACGTTTGCCGTTCCTCCAATAACGTGCCAATGCGTATCAATAAACATTAATAGCGCAGTGTCACCTTCTCTTAAGAATTGAACTGATACATTACCAGCAATATTTCCAGTTGCTAATTGGAAACTACCGCCAGTAGTCTCATTAAAGGTTACAATTTTTAATTGCCCATTAACACCATTAGGTATAGTTAAATTAGATAAAATACCACCGCCCTCTAACTTGGTTATTGGGACAGCTACACTTAAAGTAGCGCCAGCGTCTACTACGTCAGCGCCAGTTATTTTAACTATACCATTCAAATTAATATTAGCTGCACTATTATAAAAATTACCTACAGTGACCTTCTTACTAGTACCTGCTTGAACTAGATAGAGAAAATCACTGCTTGTCGCAGTATTTGCAGATGTTAAAGCACTTACTTTTGAATCAGCCATAATTAACTATTAGGTAATACTGCGCCATCATTAGCATCTGTCTGTAAACTAGTCGCAGCATTTGCATTGAAGTTCTTTGACATGGCAACTAATACTTCAGACTTATGCCTTGTATTACCATAAGCATCAGTATAACGATGATAATGGACCCAGCCTGTATGACTAATTCCATTAGCTTTATTTCTTGTTACACCAATCTCTGTACGATCCACACCATATACATTTTGCTTAGTTACTAGATTAGCAACATTAACACCTACGTTGCTTGATGCCCAGCCATAAGTCAAAATATCTTTAGGTGATTGTTGAATCGCAGCAGTTGTGGTATTTACATTACTTGCCGCAAAAGCCTTTTCCAATGTAATAGTGTTAGCTGCAGGAATAGCGTTGATTCTGTATGCCACATTACCTAATAAAATAGAATATCCAACTGCTACATTATTTGCTGATGTAAACATACCAGTACTGGCTGTAATAGTTGTACTATTAAGATTAGCCGTTACTGTACCAGTTAATTCATATCGATCTAATTTGCCCCATTGAGACATTATGTTCCCCTTAAATACTTTTTATTTATTTAGAATACTTAGCAGTATATTTCTTCATAGCCTTACGCTCACTCTGCTTTGTTCCCATTCCTTCGCTATCTTTAATTCTAGCAGTTGCTTTAGTGACACCACCTTTTGTTTCAATGTCGTGTCTTGCACCAATAGATTTCTTTGATTGCTCTGGTTTGTTGGTTGGTTTCCAATCACCAAAATAATAATCCATTTTGCCTTTTACATCTTTCTTCTGCGCTTTAGTCATTACCGCAGCTTCAATAATGATTTCTATATCATCATTGTTGAATGCTTCATTAGCAACAGCAATTCTAATCTCATCGGTATATTCGTCACTAGCTAGTAATTTATTTACTGCATCTAAATAATCTTTAAGAATAGGTACTTCAGGGATTTGTATTGTATCAATTTCTTCATGTACATATACAATTTCAACATCTTTCATCTTGATTTCATCTTCTTTCAAAGCACCACGGGCTTCTGCAGATTTAAGCATTGCCACACGATCTCGATATCCTGCAATACCAGGCTTGATATCTTTAGCAGCTTTCTTTTCACCAGGAGTAGGATTGCTAATATGCTTCATTGTGGTATTAGCTTGACGTGTTTTATATGCCCTCTCTTTACGATCAGCATCTAAATCACTCATTGCGCCTTCATTAGTCTGTTCTGTTTCAGCGACAACATCATTAGAAACTTCAGCATGCTCATGCATCTTAGCTTTTTTAACTTTCATAGCTTCGGTATATACTTTACGAATACCGTCGCTGAATTGCACAGTATACCAAGCAATGTTACCGTCGGCATCTGGATCAGCATGTGCTTCAGCAATACACTCACCTTCGCCATATAGAGGATGTTCGACGTGAGTAGCACAAAAATGTGCTTTATCTACCGGTTTGTCTTCAGAAGCTTCATTTAATTGTTGGGGTTGACCCAAAGTCACTTTGTTAATTGCTTCAAAAAGACTGTTGGAAATTCTTTTCATTTAGAGTTCCTTAGAATAAAAATTTTTAATATTATATTTATTTAACTAGGTTCCTAAGCCTGCAGAAACAGCAAGAGCTTTAACCTTAATTTTTTGATCTTCTATAGTAAGCCAGCCCATACTTAGTAATGTATAATATCGAATGGTATTAGGAAATACCCTCAATCTATCACCTTTTTCATAATTAGAATGAGCAGCATTTACAGAAACAGCATTAGGATTCCATAAATCTATCATACCTTTAATAGCTTTTCCTCCCAATTTAGCTGCCACTCCATTGTAAAAAGGATGTGTTTTTGCTATCTTATGCTTTTCGGCAGCTTTTTTGCCACCTTTACTATGCCAATCAAGTTTTTGACTATTATTTTTGAAATTATAAGAAGCTTTACCACCTTTTTTACCTGCTTCTGATTGATGTTTTAAAAATTTTTCTATATCATATTTTTTAAGACCATCTAAATAACTTTTACCACCATACGCCATGTTATATGACTTTGGATCCTTCACCACATCTTCATTTACTATTATTTTTTCTAATTCCCACAAATCTTCTTTTGAAAAAGATTCTGCAATTATTTCCTTTGTAAAAACATGTGCGCCGTATTTACTAATGGCATTGCAAATAGCTCTGCCGCTACCCATATATCCATCATCTATATTATTGGTAGAGTGTCTACCAATATAGTAACGTCCATTTATAGTATTTGTTATTTTATAGATCAAGTATTTCATTTAGTGCCTAAACCCGCAGATACTGTATCTTTTGACCAACTTTTACATGCCCAGTATCTAGCTTTGTGGCGGGGTCCCGGATTGTCACAATTGTGTCTTGCTCTAAAATTACGACGTCTATCTGGATTACTTGTCTTAATAGTAAGTCCAGTAGTATCACCAAAGTTCACTTTAACTACATTACCTTTTTCATTCTTTGTATAGACAGCAAATTTACCTTTGCCATCAGATGTTCTAAAAGGTTTATTTAATTGAACCTTTTTACCATTCTTTTCTGCTTCTTGGAGTTCTATTTTTTCCGCCGCACCTTGCTCTGGTTTTTTCTTTTCAGGTTTCTTTACAGGCTTGGCCACGTCTTTATCACTAACTGGATAATTTCTTAAATGACGAGTAGTAGCATTGGGTTTCTTGATGGCTTCATCTAGTTCGGCATCTTCTTTAACAACATAACTAACATTCTTCATACCAGAAGTAGGATGGGTAAATGTCTTTTTCATGACCTTACCGCCATGCTTTTTAGCATGAGCAAAAGCATCTTCTTTCTTAGCAAACTCGTTCTTAGGTGGTTTAATCATTGGAGATGCTTCAGCAAGATTACCTTTGTGATACGCTCTAGCTGCATCTTCAGGTGTATCGTGTAAAGTAGTTTTTGCAGTAAATGCAGTAGAAGAACCGCCTGCTGCATAATACTTTTTAGTCTGGTTATGTTTTAGAATGTTGGCACCTTTGCCTTTAGTAGCAGAATGTGTATAGCCAACATAAGTTCCTGATTTTCCTTTTATTACTTGACCTCCAGACTGATCTATGTACTTGTACATCTCAGTATCTTTTGCTTCATCAAGATCTTCTTTCATCTTGCTCATTTTATCTTTCATTTGTTGAGCAAGGTGTTTAGCTCTTGACGCACCTACTGGTTTTTTACTACCAGGTTGCATTTTAGGTACTTTAGTATATGGCCCTTCGAATGGAATAGAATTATCATTTGGATCTACTTTTGCTTCAAATAAATCCCAATCTTCATATTCTTCATTACCTGTTGGTTCAAAATCTTCTTCTACTGATCCATAGTTACTATCATCACATTCATCGCAACATGCTTCTTCTAAGAAAGATTTAAAAGATACTTTTTCCATTCTTGTCTCATCCACTTCTTGTTTACCGTTTTTAAGAAAATCATGCACTGACCCAACATAATCATCTGCTTTAGTAATTTTAGATTGAACCCAAGCATCAAGCTGTTTATTCCTTTTCATCATTTTTGCAAGTTCTTTAGCTTTTGCAGCAATAGAACTCAGTTCACCTTTAGCCATGCCGCCTTCGTCATCAACTCCTTCACTAACAGATTTCCAACCACCACCCTTAGATTTGTACCATTTAGCGGCCCATCCATTTGCATATGCAGAAGGATATACATCAAATTTAGATCTTGCTAATGCTTTGGCTCTAGACCACAGTGCTGGATTGGTTGGTTTATTTCCTTCGTATAAATCCATTTGCTCTTCCATTGTTTTAACATTAATAGGTTTACCGCCTTTACCAGGTCTATCTGCCACTGGGTCTTGCCTTCTTTTTCTTCTAGCTGCTTTAGCTCTATCTTCTTTACTCATTGAATATGCTTTGGTAGAAGGTAAGCATTTAGGTTTGCCTTCACCCTCTTCTCTTGCACAATCACCTTTAATATTACCCTTGGTGTCCATACGAACCCATTTCTCTTTGAACCACTTTCGTAGATCTTCGCCAAGGTGATTTTTAAATGAATTCATTTAGTAATGGGACCGTTAGTTAACCATACGCTGCATGATCTATCACCAGCACATTTAAATTGTAAAAGTTCACAATATCCAAGATTGGCTTGTTCTACCACTGCCATGCCATTAGGACTTATAGCATCAGCCATGCACTTTTTCATTTTAGGAGATACATTGAAAGCTGCACAATTAGAACATCTCATAGTGCTTGCTTCTTCAGATGATATGCCCCAGATTTTAGCTAATCTACTCCAATAATCACCAGGTTCATTAGGATTAGCAGGTCCATACACATACTCATCTATTGCATGTTGTCTGTTTTCTATATTTACATGAAGATCTCGTGTTGCTACCGGACAAGCTTCTTCTTGTAATTCTATTTTGAATTGTCTATATTGCTTCATTTCTTTTTAGATCTACCTACTAATCTTTTTTGTTGTAATTGGCTTATTCTAGGTAGCATTTTTTGCGTCATTAAACTAACTACATTTTTCATATTACGAATTTGCTGTTCAAGTCTATCTTTTTCAGCAGCAGACAACTGAGATTTGTCTCTTCCCTTTAAGAATCTTTTCATCAAAGCTCTACGGGCAGCAACCTTTGCTCTATTTCTTAATGTTGCAAGGTCGGCTGATCTGCTTAACTTTAATCCTTTTTGCACATTTCTTTTCACTGAGGTTTTGCTAAACTGTTGTGATTTACGCATTCTTGATGTGGCAGAAATTGCCTCATCTATTCGCTCTTCATCTTCTTCGAATAGATCAGCAATATCTTCCCATGTTAAATCTTCTACCATCTTATCCATATCTTTTTCAGATATTTCATCATTCTTTTCATGCAAATCTTTGTCTTGATGGTATGCTTTACCCTTCATTATATAAGAATTGATTCTAGCTAAGGGTTCCTCGTTATTATCAATAGCTCTAAAATAAACTTCAGATTCC